AATTTGACCTACTGCTGGCGATACGTTGTTCGCGCTGATTCCGTTAGGAAAGCGTGTACCCGATGCACCAAGATCTGCGGCTGGCTGGCTATTACCACCAACCTTCGCCAAAGAGATAATAAGAGCTGTAATTGCTACAAGTCCTATCACTCCCGTAATGAATTTATTCATTTTGGTTAGTGATTAAGTGGTAAATTAAGCGACTGTACCGTTGCTACCGACATAACCGCAGAATGATTCTGGGAAATGAGCTTCGAGGAAGCGACCACGATAAGCATACGAGTCATTTGCTGTGTATTCTGGCAAAATCATGCTCGTATAAAGATCGCGATGCACCTTTCGATTAACCATGTGCTGAGAAGAAACTACGTGGTAAGACGTGTTTGCGTTCGCAGATGTGTTGTACGTTGATCCAAGGAAAATAGATGCTGCAATTTTGACTGCTCCATAAATAGTGTCAAAAATGTTTACCTGATTTTCTCCTGAGAACGGTACAAGTGTTGAATCCATAGTCTCCTTTGCTGTCTTATAAAGGATAAATGGAACAAGTGTACCTTCAAATACATAAGATCCGGCTTCACCGTCCTGAGCCTTCTGGTTCGCAAGAGACTGAACTGAAACCCAAAGTCCATCGGCTGAAAAAACTGATGTCTCAAGATTGTCTACAGTTACACCTTTAAGTGTAGTGTGAGAGTTTGAAGCCAAAGCCTGACCATCCGGAGTTGTGTTTACAGATCCTGCAAACGCATCTCCGTATGTGTTAAGAATTGCCTTCTTATCCTGAGTAAGTCTTGCTCTGTCACCCATCTGTTCACCAATTCGCTGGCGCTTTCCTACCTTATCGGCATGGAAGGCTTCTGAAGAAACAGGAATCTGTTTCGTCCATTTCTGCATACGCTTCGTCTTGGTGTTGCCAATGAAGGTATCAGTGTTTGTAAGTTCTTCTTGCTCATCTGTCTCATCAAAGCCTCCTACGTTGGAATCCTCATCCCAAGTATAAGCAAGTAATGGTTCTGAAGACTGCTTGAAGAAAAATTCGTCATTTGCTGAGAGGTATCCAGGTTGCTGTGTCCTCTGGTACTTCTCGTATGCCACGCCGTCAATCTCCGTTTGTACTGCATCTGGAGAGAGGGCTGCTGTGTGGCCTCCTTGTGGGTTCATGGCTGTTAAGAATTAAGGAATAATACCGTCAAACCAACTACTAGCTTACGTCGTGTCGATATGCTCTCGCTTCTACGGTTACATCGAGGGTTGAAAGGGCTGTGTTTCCACCGACAATTTCAAGACCTGAAGTATCTGCTGTTGCGGCTGGCTTTAGTGTGTAAAGTGGGCCACCATCTGTTGCTCCGGTTGCTGCATAGTCGATAAGAACATAGTCTCCAATAAGAAGAGCAAGTTCAGTAAGAGTGTCTACTGAAGCTGCTGTTTCTGCCCTACCTCGAATACGTCCAACTGCTGGAACTGGACATGCGCTGTTCAAGAATTGTTCAAGAACGGTTCCGGCTGCTGCAAGAAGAGCGTTCTCGTTTGCAATTCCTGCAAAACGATGAGTTCCTATTACTGGGCCGTCTGCCGCTGCAAGCACCACTGTATTAGCCGAAGCCGCTCCAGATGATGATGTTGCTACTGAATGAACTGGTTCACCTACACGAATCTTTGTGCCACCTGCTACGAGGTAACGTGGAAAGATTGCGCAAGGACCAATTACTTTAAGATCTGCGATCATAGATTTTATATATGAATTACGTTGATGGTTTTTTTATAAACCATCGTTGCTGATAAGCGTTGTAATCCCTTTAGTGACTAATTGTCTGTGATGAAAGTTTTCTTAGTTTTCGGATCTTTATTGTGAAACTTTCCGTTAGGGAGTTTTTTCCTATAGATCTTTCTAGCTGTATCAAACGTAAATCCTGCTCTTGTGTATGAAGCCGCATCATTTGTTGATAGTTTTGGTGCGGTTCCTGCAAGTGGATCTTTATGAGAACTTGCTGCATCGTTTGAAGCTACACTTTTCGCTTTCAAAGCACGCCGAAGCTCTGAATTTGTGGATTGTAGTTTCCTACGATTAGCTATCGCATGTGCTTCCTCAAGCTGTTCACGTAGTGAAAGATGAGCAGGCCATGTGCGATTTTTATATATCTCTGCGACAAGCTTGGCTTCCGGTTCGGAATCTGATAACTCAGTAGCTATCTTTACGATGCTATCTGCTTGTAGTTCCTTTTGGGTAACTTGGCGTTCACGTGCTAGGAGGTTTTGTAGATCCTTTCGGGTTAAAGGCTTATCGTCCTCATCGGATTCATCCTCTTCACCGTCTTGATCATCATCTCCTTTACGTTTGCGTTCAGAATCTTTAAACCTTTTGTCTGCGAGTGCTTGTTCAGCCTTTTCTCGCGCTTCTCGCTCAGCTTTAAGTAGACTTTCATAGTCAGGGGTTTCAATGTCCTCGTCGTCAGCTCCCTCATCCTCTTCCCCAGATTCATCATCTTTGGCAGCGGCTGCGATAGCATCTGCATCTTCCTTAGCTTTTTTATCAGCTTCGAGCTTAGCAGTTTCGGCTTTTTTTTGTTCTTCAGTCATAATTTTGACATCAGAGTTAGAGTCATCTGTAGACTTATTATTATATAAAGCCTTGCGGCATCTGGATCTCGCCAGTGCATAGAAAACCTCCCTTATGAGGGAGGCTCGACGGATAGCCCGATAATATTGAGTGTCTAACTGGTAAGAGTACGACTATACAACAAGATCAAGCCCTCCGTTGAGCCGCCCTCGCTTCTTACCAAGCGTGACGGTTTTCTGTTTTCAATTGTCAATCATCCGATTCAACTTCGTGTTTATAACATTTGTGAGATAGGTTAGAAGCTTTCCGGCGATGAGATCTGCTTCCGTCTTTGATTCCACATATCCACGTTTATAGGCTAACCACTGTAACTCCGCGAAAAGTATTTTCCACAATCCTGATTCTTTAAACAACTGCGCCTCTGATTTGAGGGCTTTTACTTGTCCAGGACTGAGTAATTTACTTTTATGTTCCCAAACACCCGGAGCTTTAATCTTTAAGATATCTTCTTCGGTTATAGTGTTGAATACTTCACCGACTATAAATCGAGCGAGATGTTTTTGTAAGATTGTTTGCTCTGATGATTCCATGGTTTATTTTTTACTCTTCTTTGACTTCTTTTCTTCAACTTCCTCATTCGTATCCAAATCCTGCTCTTCTAACATCTTCACGGCTTTAACTTCTCCGGGAAGCTCCTTACCTTCTGGAACTTCGATAAACTTGCCGTTTACTTGATATACAAACGAAACCTTTGGTTTATCAAAGGGCTTTTTTCCTTTAAAATCAAAGAAAGAGCCAGTTTTTACCTTGTCACCATTCTTTCGAATAAGACCACCAACTTTGTCATACTCAGCCAAGACAGCTGATTCAAGAATTTCTACTTTTGATTCTTCTAGCTCTTCACCATTACGCATCCATTTTCCTTCTAAAAAATATGCGCCGTTTCCTACACCTCCAATTGAAGTACCATCTCCGCGGGGAGTACCATTTAATGCTCTGTCGAGCTTCTGAGCGTCTACTAACGTGAATGATTTTATTTCCATATTTAAAAATTATTTTTCTTACTACTAATTTTACTACGCAATTCCAACACCCGCAAGTCCACCTGATAATCCTTTCGTCACAGCTTTATCACCAGCCTTACTATTTGGCACTTCTGGGTTGTTCGGATCAATAGGTTGTGTCATTTGAGGCTTCTGCATAACCTCATCTGCTTCTCCACGTAAGAATTGATACAAAGTCTTGCGTGTGAGTGCTTCAAGAGACACATAAGGGTTGTTTTGCATCTGAGTCATAAGTTGAGAGAACATCGCTTGCATAAATTCTTCATTCTTAGGGAACATACGCTCTGGTTCTACGGTTGTAAGATACTTCATGCGCGCGAAAAGCTCTGGATTGATTCGGTATATCTCCTGATCATTCTCTGGATAACCTGTTTGTTCGAGTAATTTATATCCTTCTGATTTTTTCTCCTTATCGGTCATCTCTGCGCCAAGTAGGGTTTTATCAAATTTTAATATCTTAGAGACATTACGTCCTCCTACTGTTTTGTCCTTTAGGATAAATGAGCGGTATTTTAATTTACCTTGTTCACCGATGATATCCTCGACTTGAGGAATACTTAGGTGAGTAATGGCGATATCGGCCATAAGTCCACCATACTGCACAATTGATTCGGCTAGAGTCTTACCAACGCCTTGAAGTAATACCTTTGCGTTACGTTCTGCGATAGCAATACCTGTAGCTTTTTGGTTTGCTTGTGGAAGATTGCCTCCAGTGACATCTGAAACGGATGATTCGTCCATTGATTTTTCAACAACAGCCATAGCGCCGAACATCTTACTGAGATCTGCTTGTGGGAGCATAGCAGTAACCTTGACATCTTTATCGGCAAAGGCGGTAACAGCGTTAGGAAAGATGATATCTGAGTCCACTTTATCGGTTCCTGAGACAGCTAAAGGCATGTTTGTATCAAGAAATGCCCGGTTCATACCTACTTCATATTGAGCATCAAGTAATTGATTGTCCCAATACTGAGAGTTCATCAATGATTTGTAGTAAAAGAAGTGTTCATTAACTCTTTGATATCCAAAAGGGACCACATTATACTTTGGAGCGTTTCGATTATCTCTATGGCGTATAGGATTATTATCTACATCATTATCACCAAGATAAATACCACCAATGAAACATACTTCTGTATCACTTCGGCGGTTTAAATAGGTTGCTTCTTCAACAAGGAAAGGATGTTCATCATCTTTAACATCATAGAACAGTCCTTGATCTGCACTGTAGATTGATTTGGTTCCTGCTTGGACGTATTCCCAATTCTCGTGTTCTCCATACTTTGCTTCTGCTTCGTTTTTATCTATAAAACGGCGTTTGATTAAGTTACCTTGCTTCTGGATGTTCTGCTCGTAAGCGTTTTTAATAAGAATCTGATCGGCGGAATATACTGGAGCTTGAAAACCTGACAGGACTTCGTCAATAATTTCTTTTGAGGTGAATCCTTTATCAGTTTTCTCTTTAATAGTTTGAAAGACTTGAGCGTATTCCCCGCCAAGATAGGTTACTGGATTGACCAACATACCCATAGAGGCCATAAGGAATGAAGATTTATAGTTTGAGTTGTTCACCATCCACTCTGTAATATCACGCATAGCATCAGAAAACCAACGATCTTCTTCATCGTTATCGTTTTGAGCCATAAACATAGGAATGATGTATCCGGCGGTAATCTGAGCGTGCATGGCAATAGCCTTATTTCGAGCCTTGGAGCGTGTTCCGCGCCACTTCCATGCTTCTGCTGGATCTTCTATATTTTCGTCTACAAAGGCATTAAAAGTCCTTTGGTCGCGGTTCATACGATCAATAACTGAGAGATCATTAAGCTCTACCCATGGTCTATTGAGTATATCAACACCGTCCGTAAAATCTTTTTGAACGTAAGCAGTAAAGTCTTGAATTTCTTTTGAAGGTGTGTAACTAGAAACAGCAGTTTTAGCCGATGATGTATCGCCAATCATAATATTTTATTAAAAATTAGCACATCTTACCATGTGGACTGAATATAATTGTAACATAAAAATAACAAATTAGGTTATGACCGGCGATTATATCCTGTGTAAGTTGGTCTGTGAGTCTTAGACCCTGAGGTGTCTGGCTTCTTTAAAGAAGTAACACCATATCTTATGGCATCCATACTGTGTGAGAAAGCATGTTCCGGTTCATTTATAATCTTTCCATCCTTATCTGTAACCCAAAGATAGTTTCTATACTCTCGAATAATATTAACTGAGCGAATGGTTACTGATATTTTCTGATCTTGGACTATTTGTATTCCGTGAGAAACTGAATCTTTACCTTTTTCTGCGCCAATTATATTTATGCCATAACTTTTTATTTCATCATTTGATTTTGGTTCTGATGAATCTCCAATAACTAAAGCTTGATCACCTCCAAGGATTGTGTCTGCTATTTGTTTATTTGTAAGTCCTTTCTGATATATTATTTCATCAAGAATAAGCCCTCCGTTATATGAATATATATCAACAAGGCAAGAAGGATCGTTTGTATATCCGTAGTCTAAACCACGGCGGACGAGTTTTGCTTCATGCGGAATGATCTCAATAATCTGCCAGCCTTTATATATTTTACCTTCTACTTCACCAAGTTGGCCCAGTCCGTACACTTGCCACCAGCCTTTACGGTTCATACGAAGCTCAATTGAGCGAACTATCTCTGGATCTAAAGCCTCATTATCTTTATATGTAAGAATAAGATGATCAACGTCATCACGTTTGCGGAGGACTTCGGTATAAAACCAAAATTCATTTGTAGGATTCCAATCTAGAAGTATAAACTCTTTAGTACGGACTTCAAGTTGATCAAAGGTTTCAAAGTCCATGTTGTTGGCTTCGTTCATAAAAAGTCTATCTCTTCTGGGGCCACGAACTTTACCCGGCTGATCTGCTGAGAAAAATTCTATAATTGAGCCTGTCTCGAACTTATAAAATGAATCTGTTCTATTCCATCGTTCATCTTTAAAATAACCCTGTTCGTTCATTATTGAAAGAAAATCTTTTCGCGCACCTCTTTTAAGATGTGGAAATGATTCGGATACTATACTTGTGAGAGTAGGTTTTATATCACTTTGAGCAAGGTCAATAAGTAACAATAAAGCAGATATAGTTTTACTAGCTGATGTGCCTCCTTGTATGGCGCGGATTCTTTTTTTAAGACTAAGAATCTTTTTTGTTGCTTTCGTTGCTACGTACATATTCTAATATCGGTTTAGGAAGTATATGTGTTACTTCTGATCTTTCAAATATACGGGCTTTAAGTTTGTTGAACTCTTTAATGGCTACAGATTTGGATTGTAGGTCTTTATTTTGTTTCATTACCCTGCTCAATTCTCTATCTACTGCAACCTCATTAAAAGACTCGTCAAGTAGACTATTGACATAATCCTTAATGTAATCATTAGTAAGCAACCTATGCGCATTGGATTTTGAACTATCATATTGCTTTTTAGTGAGTCCATAAGCTGTTCTGTAAGATGCTGTTGCATTACCAAAACATGTCCTATCAGTAACATATAAATAACAGAAGAGTTTTTGTTTTTCATTTAGTTGCTCTGAAATAGCATCTGGTATCTTAGACTTCTTTTTAGTTTTCTTTCTTTTTACTGGCATAGCTTTTAGTAACCCTTCTTACCTGACTTTGATTTCTTTACTTTCTTTACTTTCATCTTCTTAGCGTGCTTCATTGGCTTCTTCATCATACTCTTTCGAGCGGCTCCTGATTGTGGCATAAATTTATACGTTATGACCGTGCTTAATAAACGGAACTTTAAAACTGAGAACAAAACTGTGGCGACCGATATCTATAATAAAATTCTTTTGAAAGGTATAAAATTTCATATTTATCCTTTATCGCCATCTAATACTGACTCGAACGCTTTATTCCTATCTGATTCTGCCTCGTCCTCAGAAGCTTTTAACATTCCCTCCTTCTTTGCCCAGTAGTATGAATAGGTTCTGATTGCTTTTGCAATTTCTTCATATCCCTCAACCGGAGATTTTTCGCGGATCTCAGGGATAAGGATATCTGTTGTGATAAGCATCGCAGCGATTGATACACCATGTTCAACTTCAAGACGTACTACTTTTGCTGGATCTACTACATCCTTTCCTATCTCCAAATTGCCCCCGGCGTTCTTTTGGATCTGATTGTAAGGTGCTAAAAGAGTTTCCGTAAGAATGTTATGTGGAAGCTTGTCGGCGATCTTCTTTAAACAAAGACCTCCACCGGCCACATAACCCTCATCCAGTGCCGCCTTACAAGCAAAGACACCATCTTCTATCTTGAGCTTGAGGTAAAGACCCTCTGCGCTCGTTGTGGATCCTACACGGATGACTCCAACAGCAGATGATAGGCTTGCAATACGCTTCTCAAGTGAAATGCGAGTGATATCATTCCTAGATTCTTTAATCTGTTTTTTTAGAATGTCACACCTCTCCGATATCAAGGTTCCTGTTCCTCGTTTTATTAGTTCACCCCTACCTCCCAAGAGAACTGCATCCTCCCGATTTTCGGTATCCTTAACTACTATTTTACCAGCAAATCCTAAGTCTGTCACTGTTACTGTTTCTAGTTTCTTACCAATTTCTTTATCAATAACTGTTGCGCCGGTATAAACAGCAAGATCTTCTAGTTGTTCAGTTCGTAGAGCTGGACATTTTATCGGATAGCAAAACAAACCATTTTTTGTAGTTTCAATAAGAGACTTTATAACCATCGCGGAAAAGTCTGGAGCAAAAAAAGCTATCTTCGGTACTTTCACTCTATCTAAAATAGCAACCACTTGATATGGATTATCTAATTTGTAGTTAGTTATCAAAACCGCTGTATCCTCGGCGATCATTT